GAACCACCACGTTTTCTTAAAGCCCGACGAAGACGTCGAGCTATTTTTTTGATTGCCATAAAAAGTGATAAAATGTATTGTGTACCCTCGCGGGGTCCCTCCTACACAATACTTATTTTATTTTAGTGGACCAATTGGACCAACTTCAGGGGGACTTAAATTAATTATATGTCCTTTTGACATTTGTGTCAAGTAAGTTTTTTCAAATAATTCTATAGAATCATTTCTGCGATCCCAAGATGAATCGATAGAAAAACATAACCATCTATCATGAGATAGTTGTTCATATAAATCAGGATCTTCATATATATTCATGTTTGTAAATAGCACTACTGTGCAAGTGTCAAATATTGATAAGTTATATTTTCCATAAAATGTTGACGTGAGTAAACCATTTTTTAATGTTTCACATAAGCGAAATATTTCGCCCCAACTTTCTTTTGAACGTTTAGCTCTTGGTACGTCTAGCATGTAAAGAGATTTACTTGCAGATGTTGATAATGCTGCTAGTGTTTGTTGAGCAGAGTTCTCAACAGCCACTAACATGCTGTCTTCGTGGTAAAATAATCGGCGTTTACACCACTTAGTTTTACCACGCCCACCTTCTCTATCGTAGATAACAATAACTTGTCTATCAGATACTTCTAGGGTGGACAATAAATAATTTAATTGGAGTTGCCAATTATATTTGGGGTTTGTGTTATCCATTAGTTCTAAGTCTTTACCTGTGTATATTTTTGGATAACTACAAAATGTCCCCGGGATGCGTGACGCATCTTTCTTAGTATATCGAAAGGATGCACTTTCGTCTTGTTCCGGTGAAACCGTAATTAATGATAGTATATGATGCTTTCCAGGTTCTCCATTGAGAATGTTAGCATCAATAAAATCAACAAATTCTCGAAGTAATTGTTTCTTTGTTTTTTTTTGTATCAAGGACATACGTCCTTGATAATGAATACGATTCCCCTGCGTTGTCTCTTGTTGAAAAGACCAGGCTTTCGAAGTCTCAAATAAAAACCTTGTCAATTCGCCAGGTGTAAAACTTGGCAAATGACCTACTTTATGTTTTAATATATATTCGGGCGTGAAACTACGAAATATTGTAAACACATAACGGTATTTTTTAGATTCAGATATTGTATTCATACTAAAAATAATTGATTAATTATGGATCATTAACAAGTGGACGTGCTGCTGTATATGTCTCCGCAGTAGCCAATGGAATCACGTATGCTGAAGCTGCTGATGTATTCGATGCAAATGACGAATACGGCGCTGTATCTGAGTAAAGCGATAACGGTCTACGTTTTGCTGACACAAAATTTTGACTATAGTTTGTTCCTGTAGGAAGGAATAACGACTGAGCGTTAGTTACTGGCATTGAGTGCGTAAAATACTTATTAGATGTGACACGTATTTTTGCAAATGACGAATGAGCCATTGCTGAATAATCAACTGCACCTGCAGCCGTTGTCTTATAATAAGGACACGGTAATCCTTGAAATTCAATCATATAGTGGATTGAACCAGCTTTTGTGCGAATGCTATCGTCAGATAATTTATTATATTCTTGCGCGGAAATACATTGAGAATAATGTTTTACCATTGAATATTCAAGGGAATCAGATGGGCCTAACTTCTGATTATGAACTTTTAGAATTTCATAACAGTCTTTAAAATCTTGAGACATCAAAGGCGTAGCCTGTGGTGCTATATTTTTAGACGTAATTGGAGTACCTGAACATCCTGTAATTGTTTCTGGGACCCAATAATTAATATAATTATTGCTCATCTTATTAACATCCTGTGTTAATGATGGATCATTAAACCATTGTACCTGAGGTGATGAATTTGGTAGATCATTTTTAGCTTTAAGCACATAAATTTTTACCATACAAGGTAAAAATGCATCAGTATTCGTTATACGGAAATCCATACTAAACGACTGAATTGGGAAAAAATAATCTTCATCACCTGTTACAATTGGTGGCATGTTAGTTAATGCACCTGCTGTAGAACCAACAGGTTGCAATGAAGTTTTCAGCATTAAAGCTTCATCTGCTAAATATTCACCCTGATGAGTATATCCATCCATTGATGATGGTACAAAGACATCAATATCAGTGTATAATGGCGCAGGCGGTAGCGCCCCATAAGGCGCGTATATGCCTTTGGTATTTAAACCGGCATAAGCATATAAACGAGCATAAGCTGTTTTTTCAGTTGAATGCAATGGAAACGTTTGCGATCCATACAACTTTTTTGCTAATTGAAGTTTTGCATCTTTTGAACCCATTACAAATTCTTCATGTAATTTGTAAATTTTTGTGTTATCGTGCATCTTAACGACGCCATCGAAACGTGACTCAAGGGCACCAACGCCCTTGTCATTAGTAAAAAGCTTTAGACCTCTTTTTAAAAGAGAAAGTCCAGGAGCTTTAGAATCATGATTACCCATGATTTCATTTTCCTTGTTACGTTTGATAGCTTTACGAAAAGCATCAGCCATCACAAATGCAAACCCGATATTACCGGGTATAGATTTACCGATTGTAAAAGCGGGATCAACAAAATCGGGAATATTGTAAGTATCTGCTCGCTTTTTCTTGCGAGGACGACCAACACCTCGTGAAGATGTTGGCATATTTTCGGTGATAGAACCACCACGTTTTCTTAAAGCCCGACGAAGACGTCGAGCTATTTTTTTGATTGCCATAAAAAGTGATAAAATGTATTGTGTACCCTCGCGGGGTCCCTCCTACACAATACTTATTTTAT